GCGCGCTCGTCTTTATCGCGTACGTCAACTCGAGATCGATGCCCACCGAATCGCCAAGGGGTAAAACCTCCCGCTTGGTCACCTCAAACTTGACGCTAGAATCCAGGCCATCAAGCCCGAGCTCGGTTGAGAGAAATAGGTCGTTATCAAGAGAGACCAGGTCACCGATTTCTATGTTGAGATGCTCGAGCCCAACGAGAAGCCTGACCTGTGGAGCCGTGTTAGAGAAGCGATTGAGCAAATATGAGCCATAATCAAAGGCCGGGGTGGCATCGACGCAAGTGGCTACACCTGTTGCAGAGCTCTCGGCCCCCGCAGCCTCGGTGCCTGCGAATGGTCGAGAAACCAGCGTTGTAATGAGACCGAAAACAGTCTCCTCGCTCGAGCCCGTCAAGTCCCCGTCGTGGTCTCGCAGCGCATGACTCGAAGTGATTGCCGTGGTGGTGTAAGCCGTTGTGCTTTTGAGAACCTCGGTGCGATAGATGCCATAAAATGGCCGAGCCGCCGATATCACCGCATCCGCTGGCTGCGTCCCTGTTAGCCCCCTAGATCCTGAAATCCCGCCCTCGCTGCCAAACGCTCGAAAGTCTGTTGATGAGCTCGCCAGTTGCGTGCCAGTAAGAACGGCCGAGCCTGAAAGGTAATCGATCGCATGGGAGTAATCAGACGCGCCTAGATTCGTGGCTGCCGTGTTATCGGCCTGAATCAGAAGATCTGCTGATGCCACTTTTGAAAACGCGGTCTTTACCTCAGTGATGATGCTTTGACCATTATCGACTTGCTGAAAGTCGGTATACTCATCGGTGGTAAAATGCTTGGCGACGCTCGCGCTCGAGTCATAGCGAACAATTTTAACGTCACCACTGGCTGGATCATGCACGAGCGTTGAGCGCGTCAACCGCATGGCCTCATTTACGAAGCGCTCAACGTCGATTTCCTGAGATGCAAAGCCAACACCGTTAGTCTCTTCTTGTAGACCCAAGCCGCCGCTCAGCCCGGGGGGCGTCCCATTCTCGGAATTGTAAAACACGATCGAGCTATAATTATAGTGCGAGATATCGGCATGATTTGCCGGGGTGAATGATGCCGAATCGATATCACCGGAAGCTACCCCGCAATCCTGAAGCATTTGAGAAACTACGGAGAACGGATGATCACCTATATACGTGCGATATGTTTTGACGCCTCTGAGTTGATGCGTAAAGGCTCGAGCCTTAATTACGATCCGCCCCTCTTGAGGCAGCACTGAGATGATGGGCCCTTTGAAGATGCCCACAAAATCAGAGAGCGCGAGCTCGGTGCTACCTAGCTTGACCGTGATCACCTTCTCGTTGAAACTCTGCGAGGATACAAGCCCGCGTATCTTACCGTCATCAACGAGCGTAAAAGTCATCTCGCCGTGTTGCGCTTTGCGGGATACAGGATCGACGGCTTGAGAAACCGAGGTTACATCTCCGAGCACGGGGTCACCCGTTACGGTGCTATCGACCGCCTCGGGCGAGTTGTGGAAATCCATCGTTGTGCCGCTGAGGGCGATTGAGCAATGCACCACGGGCTCGACCGTTGCCCGCCCCATTGCCTTGATGAAATTCGCGTTGAGAGTGTAAGCCATTTATTCCCTCGATAAGAATGGCGGTTGCTCGGTCATGCTAAAGGCAAGCCGGCGCTCGGTGGGCCCGACAAGCGGGAAATTCAAGCCAGCCTCATCGAGCATCATGATTTGAGCCTGGGCCGCGCTCGAGGGCGTCTCAATATAGACGAATGGCCGCGTGCCTTCATTGATGGCGTTAAACCAATTGTCTATCACCGTGATCTCTGCCGCCGCTGCTATTGATGCCTGAAATGTGCGCAGCGCCTGGCCGCGATAGAACGTGTATCGTTTTGTGATTCCAGAGTTGCTGGTAAAATCGGCAACCCGGCTCATCTCATTTTTGTTGTTCCAAGGTACGTCCGGGTTACGCTGGAGTTGATAGCGATAACCTAGCCAGATTTCACCGAGCTCGGGATCTTTGCTGCTGCTGTGCGTAACAACGAGCCGGGCATACTCAACGCCCGAATACCTTTGAGCAGTGCCCCCCCCGCTATAGGTGCTTGATCCTCCGGAGCTGTTCAGATTGGTAATTAGAATTCGATTGTCAGTGGTACCGCTGATTGTGTACTTGGCTATTTCGATTTTGTTTGAGCTATAGGCCGCATCATCCGCAATCTCTAGGGCAACGCTCGTTATTGAGATCGAGTTTAGATTGTGCCCAGTTATCAAGAGCACATCGAAAGCTATTGCCGTAGTGAAATTAAAATTGAAGTATTTTGGGCTTGTGGCCGCTACTCCGGTGGTGCTTGTCACCAGGTTGCCAATCTCGTCATAAGCTCGAGTGGCTGGCTCTGCTGCTAGAGTTACGTCGGTTCCGGTATGATTGCCCGTTGTGGTCCAATGAGCATCTGCCGGGCTGCCTGCCTGCTGCACCACCATCATAGGCTTATCGTTGTCGAATCCGGTTGTTTCTGCGCTGGCTAGCGCTGCCGCAGAATAGGCCATCAGTACATCCCCTGAGCTTTAAGGTCTCGAAGAGCTGGGACCACGTTTTGACGAACGAAGCGCTTAATTTCTGCGCGGCTCTGGGGCATTGTCGAATTGAGCTCGATGTTGACCACCTGAGACCCAAGCCCGCCGCCGCCGCCCCTTCTTAGGCTGTCGGTTTGCTCTTTGGTTAGAACAAATTCCCCGGGCTGTAGCATTGTGGGAACACTATCGCGACCACTAACCCCGCCGGTCACTAAGCCGCCCTCGGCCATGCCCGTCATGCCCATCTGAACGAATCCCCGAATCAATCCAAACATCGCTGCCGCCATGGCCGAAGCTACCACCGGGCCAGCCCAGCCCCAGCTAGCCGCTGCATTAGCGGCGCCAGAGGCCGCGGCGGCAGTAACCTCTTGCTGCATACGCTCAAGCGCCATATCAACGGCTGACGCGCTCGCAGACTTTAGGCCCTCTAGCATTCTGCTTTGTCCCTCTTCGGCTGCGGCGTAACCCTGGATAAAGGAGTTGGAGATTGTGCTCCCGATATTGACGCCAATCGCCTCGGCCTCTTCTACCTTGGCCATAAACTCGTCTAGGGCTGACTTACGCTTTCGATCGCGCTCTTCGTCGTCTTCTGCCTCTTTTGTCTTTTGCTCGCCCAGTGCAATGGTCTTTTCACGCTCCTTCTCGAGCAGCTTGTTTCTCTGTTCGATTGTCTGATTGGCGAGATTGGATGCGTTGACAAATGAGCCGGTTGCGGATGTCGCAATTTGACCGATTGCCTCATAGGTTGCTTGCCCCACGCGGGAAACCTTGGCCTCGAGTTGCTCCTGCTCGTAGATAATCTTTCCAACCTCTTTTGCCGAGTCGTCTGCCGTGTCTTTGAAGATCTCCCCAAATCCCCTGATCGTCGCGGTCGCGCCCCTGATTTTACCCGCGAGCCCATCCATGCCGAGCTTTTCAAGAAAGTTGCCGAGCCCCTCGCCGCCCTTGGCCAAGCCCTCGAAGAGACCAGCAAAGAACGTGTTTACACCGGTCTTCAGCGTTGGCCAAAGCATGGCCCAGCCGCTTGTTATTTTGGTAATGAGCACGAGACCTTTGGCCGCAGCAACAAGGCTGAACTTTGCAAACCGCTCCATATACTCAACGAGCTTTTGGCCTAAGAGGTTGCGGTTAGACTCGAGCCATTTGCCCGTTTGTTTGATGATCGGGGCTAGTGCTTTTGCCAATCCAACGAACGCAACCATGAGAACGTCACCCACTTGCGCGCCGAGTCTTTGAACGCTGGTGCTTGCCTCGTTGAATTGCGCAATGAGGGGATCATTCTCATCTCGAAATAGCTTGGTCATCTCGATGGCAGCTCGCCCGACCTCGCTAAATTTTTTCATCAGCTCGAGGCCCTGATTGAGCCCCACCGCTGCAACCGCAAAACCCCTAAACGCCCTGGCGCCGGTCTCACCGAAGCGCTTAACGGCAGACATCGCCTTGTTTGATTTCTTGCCGACGTCTTCGATCTCACCGCTGGCCTTATCGGTTGCCGTGATCTCAATTTCTGCTTTAACGTCTGCCATTTCTCGCCCTCTTTGATTGCCGCTCGAGCTCTGCTCTCTGTTTCTTAACCTGCTCTTGCTCGATCTCCCGCATCGTCTGGCTCACCAGGTCGATGGCCTCGTAAACGAAAGCGGGCTCCTCATCTAACCCATTGCCCCCATAAGGTAATATCCGATAGTCGCGCCAATCGCTAAACCACTTAACATACAGAAGGCTGATCCCGTCGAGCTGAGACCAGGGGCAACGCCGAAGGCTTGGCGCAAACTCGAAAGCGATGTTGACGTTGGCCGCGTCGTCGCAGTTTCGAATTTTTCTGAACTCGTCGCCATCCTCTGCCCCCGGTCCTCTGCACTTCGAACATTGCCAATTCAAAGAGCTGTGGCCGCTCGATAAGAATCGAGCCGCCAGCTCTATTTTTTTAGCATCCCCTCCGAGAGTGTCGAGACCTCTGTGAGCGCTGCATAGCACTCATCAATCAGGCTCTGCTCTCCTCGGTCCCACAAGCCCTCCCCGGTTTCGATGGGCTGGTCTAGGATGTCTTCACAGTTATGAAGCCGAGCCACTCGAGCCTTTATGATTCGCTCAAT